TTATGCGTGGGACTTTTCCTTGATACGGCCGAAAACGTCCGTCAGTGCGTCCGCTGCCGCCGCATCGCTGGAACGGATGAACCCGGCGTAAATGTCCGTGGTGGTGCTGGTCTTGGCGTGACCCAGACGGCCGGACACCGTGGTAACAGGCACATGGGCAGCTATCAGCAAGCTGGCGTTGGTGTGCCGCAGGCTGTGGAAGTGAACCGCCGGGAGGTCATGGGCGGCCAGAAAACCCGGAAACCAGCTTGTGACCGCATTGGGGTCGAACGGCTGGCCGTTCCAGCGGGTGAACAGCAGGTCATTGTCTACCGTCTTGCCATTCTCGATCTCGACCCGGCGCACCCACTCAGAGCCAACCTTGAACCGTTCGGCCTTCTGGTGCTGGCGGTACTCCCGCAGCAGCTGCACACATTCCGAGCCTATTTTGATGCACCGCCGGGAACGCTTTGTCTTGGGAGCCGTAAACACCGTTCCACGCCCGGCGATGTTCTGCACTGTCCTGTTGATGGAGATCACTCCGGCTTCCAGGTCAATATCTGACCAGCGCAGGGCGCATATCTCGCCCCGGCGGGCACCTGTGAGCAAGGCCAGCTGTGTGATAACGCTGTACTGTGCTGGCGCGTCCTGCAGGGCTTCCAGCAGCTTTGCAACGTCATCTTCCTGCAAGGCTTCTACTTCGATTTCTGCCGCTTTTGGGGCTTCTGTGCGCCGACAGGGGTTTTCATCAATCAGCTGCCACTTGACCGCCTTTTCAAACACGCTGGACAAGAAGTGGTGATAGTGCAGCTGTGTGTTGCCGCCCAGCTTACCGCCCGCCCTGACGTTCTCGGTAAAGGCTTTGGACAGGGGCAGCCCGGCGGCATCGGCTACCTTCTCGGCAGTTTTCTGGCTGACAGGCTTGCCGCTGCACAGGCCGCGCATGGTTTCTTCACCTATCCCGGCGGCCTCCCGGATCCATGCCCGCTTGCCCTTGGGCAGCAGCTTCAGCAGGGCAGCCGTAACCGTATATGTGGAATCCTGCCGCACTCCATCTTCAGACAGGTTTGCATAGAACGCCATGAGGTGCGCCGGGCGTATCTGATTCACCTTCATGTGGCCCAGAGCAGCGGACACCCTCGGAACCAGCTTTCTGTATTCGGCGGCTGTCTTAGGCTTGAGCTGCTTATCTGCGTACTCGGTGAACCAGCGTTCTATCAGTTCATTCAGCTTCATGGACGCATCCAGCGAAATGCCGTTGTGCACTTCCTGTTCAAAGGCATCTGCCTGCCGTTGCAGCTCTTTTTCTAGCTTCTTCCCGGTCATGCCCGGCGGGGGAGTGAAGGTACGGTTTACCAGCACCTGACGGCCCTGCCGATCATAGCCGTTGGAGACCCGGATGCAGTAGGAGCAGGTGCCGTCCTTCTTCATCCGCTTTACGATCTTAGCCATTCTTGCACACTCCTTTACAAGAAATTTAGATTCATAGAAATTTTACATTTTAGACAATCGGCTACCACATTTGTAAACATATGAAACAAAACTCCATGTTTTTCAAAAGCGATTTATCAAGTGCTTTAAAAATCTAAAACACACCTGAAATCACGGGAAAACACCTGAAATCACAGGAAAACATCTGAAAAAAAACTGATAAACGAACAAGCATAGACCAACAAACACAGTCCATCCTTTCACGTGAAAAATGTTTACAGTTCACAATTTTTTAGCAATTAGAAAATCGGCTATTGGAGATGTTGACTGCTTTTGCAAAGTGTGGCATCATGCAAGCACAACAACCGCAACAAAAATTGTTTGCAGTTTTAGCATATCACGTTGGGCTGCTCTGTACAAGAGAGAAAGGAAACTTCATGAATAATTTATCCAGAATTTCAAAGCCAAACAGGGACATCCGGCTTGCAGTCGCCGATGAGGGCTTTTATCTTTGGCAGCTTGCGGCAGAACTTGGCATTACAGATGGAACTCTTTCAAAGAAACTTCGTCGGGAGCTCTCGGAAAGTGAAAAGGAAGATTATTTTAATGCCATAGATCGACTGAAGAAGGCCCGGCAGCATTCTAACGAAGAGTGAGGTTCTTGTTATAACGATTCACCATTTAGGTGAATCAATTTCATCACTGCTTTTAGACACGATTTTTCTGCATCATCTGTCCATAAAATAGGCAAGCGTTCCCCTGAAAACCCTTGGTAATCCTTGGCACTCTGGGATACTGCATGACACTGGATGTCACCAGATGGCAGCAGATGGATTTTGACGCAAGAGACTCTGTTCCAACAATGATGCATCGCCTTTATTTTCGGTTGAAATTTGGCGGTATTGCAATTCTTTTTCGACCGTGATATTATGCGGCCACGACGAACGAAACGACAAAAAACAACTTGGGAGGTACAAGAATGGGTGATACCATCCGATACCCAAACATGGGCACCGTAGCGAAGGCCGCTGAAATTTACGATCTATCTCCGGCCTATATCCGGCGGCTGTGCAAGCAGGGGAAAATCCGGTATGTGACTACTGGGCACCGCTGGCTTGTGAATCTGGACAGTCTGGCCCGGTACTTTGAACAGGGAGACCCGGCGGACGGCGAAGAAGCCGCCCAGGGCATCCGCCGGGTAGCGAGGTGATAGCCTTGAAAGGAAAAAGCCCTGAAAGCATCGTCCTGCGTTTCGTCTGGCTGGAAAATCTGACACAGGATTATACCAATGATGAAATCGGGAAGATTGTTCGTGACTTATACAGCTACGCCAAAGAGGGAACCAACCCACAACAATATGAGGATCGAGGAATGCGTGGTCTGTGGCGTTCAATGAAAGATGGGGTGGATAAAGACTTTTCAAAATACCGTGAGAAGTCTCAAAAGAGCTCTGAAGCGGCTAAAGCGCGCTGGGAAAAACAAACGCAAAAAGATGATGTATCTGACGTGCAGACCGATGCAAACGCATTGCGTGAGATGCGGACGCATACAGCTGCATCCGAATGCATGCATTCGCACCCTACAAATACAGATACAAGTACAGATACAGCTACAGTTACACCGGAAGTCCCAGCCGCTACCGCCGATTCTCGCACGGATTACGACCTTGCCGAAATCGTGCAGCACTTCCAAGAGACGATAGGTGTGTTCCCACGCTCTGCGCTGGACAAGCTACGCCGCTATCAAGAAACCTTCCCCACCGAGGTTATTTGCAAGGCCATTGACGAAGCCGCCGAGAACGGTGTACGGAAGTGGCGCTATGTCGATGGCATCCTGAAGGGCTGGCAAACCGATGGTGTGCGCACACTGGGCGATGCAGAAGCCCGCCGGGAAGCCCGGAAGAAGCCCGACCAACAGCAGGAACGCAAATGGGAGGTGCTGACGTGAATACACCGAAAATCTTACTGGGCGCTCTGCTCATCAAGCCTGAGCTTGCACCCTATTCTCTGCCAGAGCTGGAAATCGAATATTTCCCGGCGGATCTTCAACCAGTGTTCGCCGCCCTGTCTGGCTTTTGGAATGCGACCGGGAAGCTGGACGCTGTGGAGGCTTGCGCCCGATATCCAGAGCAGAGCACGGCCATTGTGGAATGTGCACAGGCGTGTGAAGCCGAGTGCATCCGCATCACCCGTGAAAGCGTTGAGAGCTGGACGCAGATCATTCGGGAGCAGGCCGCTTTGACGCAGTTCCAGAGTCTGGCCCTGCAGGCAGGCAGCAGCCTGACCACCTTTGCAGACCTGCCTGACCTGTATTCCCGGATGGGTGAGGCGCTGACCCTTGACCGGGAAGAACAGGATTTTAAGCCTATCGGGGAGCTGGTAGCCAGCTACATCCGCAAACTGGATGAAAAACCGATGTACATTCCCAGCGGCATTCCGGTGCTGGACAAGTACCTCAAGCTGTCCCCGGGTAACTTGTTTATCATCGGCGGCAGACCCAGCGCAGGCAAAACGGCCTTATCCTTGCAAATGGCCTGCGAACAGGCCCGGCGGGGGCTGAGAGTGTGCTATTTCTCGCTGGAAACCGACCCGGACACGCTGGCCGCCCGCATCATTGCCAACCGTCTGGCGGCCTCTCTGGCCGATGTGAAGGCCAAGCGCGTGCCACAGTCTGAGCTTGACTATCTCGCAGACCTGCGCAAATTGCCGCTGTACATCCGTTCGGCATCCGGCAAGGGTGTTGGATGGGTAAAGGCACAGGCGCAGCGGATGAAAGCGCAGGTCGTTTATATCGACTATCTGCAACTGTTGGCAGACGGCAAGGCCAAGGACAGATACCAGCAGATAACGGGCATCTCCATAGCCCTGCACGAGCTTGCACAGACCACCGGAATCTTGGTGGTAGCTCTGGCTCAGCTCAACCGCAACGCCGCTCACAGTGCCCCCTCTGCCGCCGATCTGAAGGAATCCGGCCAGCTGGAACAGGACGCGGACGCTATCCTGCTTCTCTCGGACGATGGAGAACAGTATCAGGCTGTTTTAGCAAAGAACAAAGAAGGGAGAGTGGGTGAGATCCCACTGACCTTCGACAAGCCCCGGCAGCGTTTTCTCGCTGTCACAAGCGAATTAGAAAGAAGGTGAAGCCATGAAACGCAATCCAAACCGTCCGCACCGCCGGGAGCCGTACCATTACGATGCAACCGGCGCGCAGTATATCGCATGTATTGAAACAGCCTTGCAGCATGGGCCAAGCATTCCACTGCACGTCTTGCAGATGATCTATCACATGCTGCTGCCCTATATGCACAGCTGAACCACCGACCGTACCCCGGCGGTGTTGATTTTGAACGCGCCCAGTAAGGGCACAGAAAGGATAACCCCATGAGAAAGTTTACCATGATCCACAACAACGAGAGTGTGAAGGTGTGCGAGTATACCGCGGCTGTGCGGGAGTACATCGAAATGATGAAACCAGAAGAGTTAGAATCCTTCGGGCACGATGTTTTCAGCGGCCCGGATCAGATGTTGTCCGCCTTGAGCACAATTGACCTGCTGGCTGAGTACGACAAGAACGCCGCATGGAAGGAGTATTTGAATTTTATGGAAACCAACCTTTCCGGCATGAGCATCCAGTTTCATGCCTGATGCAGGCACGAACAACGAGTGAACAACGAGCAAACACGAGGTACACCGGGCGCATGGGGCAACCTGTGCGCCTTTTTCTCAACGAAAGTGATATCAAATAGCATTTTATTGACGCTGTCAATAAACGCGTGTTATCGTATATATAAATCCGAGTTTTTGCACCCCCAAAAAGAAGTCTGTGCGAATTTGTACGCCTTAAAAAAAGAACCTCAAAAGTCGCAAAAGTGCGCACTAAAAAAAGGCGAGGTGCGCAGTTTGTTCACACAGCCACGCGCGCCCGCGTATCGTGTCCATAAACTCTCACTGTGAACAAAAATGCACACATAAAAAAGAAGTCTGTGCGAATCAGTGCGACATAAAAAAGAACGTGTTCCGCCGGGTGATTTTGCTTTGCTCTCGGCACCTGTTTCTCTTTATGTTTCAATCGATTTATGGTATAATATTCACATGGAAATCCGTTTTATTGTGCTTATAATCCAATCGAATCAGAGGTGATTTTCATTGGCAACGATAACCGAGAAACTTGTTCTGAAAGATGTGTTTTCAGAAACGTTTGCACGATATATCAAGGCCGCTCAAAAGGCAGCGTCTGCAACTGCTGATGCTCAAAAGGCACTTTATGGGTTTATGGCCGCCAGCCAGATCACAGCCGCTCAACAGCATGCCTCTACTACGGCTGCCCAGCAGAACGCCGGTGCCCAGGAACAGGCCGCGCAGGATATGACAGCTGCCCACCAAACCGCCGAAGCGCTGACCCAAACGCTGGGCGCACTCACACAGGCGGCAGAGAGCACTGCCGCTGCCCAAGCCTCTGTGGCTGATTCTGCACAGCACACGGCGGTTAGCCTGACCGCAGCAGCAGAAGCCGCCACGAAGAGCACAGAGGCCATGAATAACGCAGCCCGGCACAGCCAGCGTTTCCGTAGTGAAACCCATCTTGCAACGCAGGCTGCCAGCGGCATGGTTCAGGAACTGAAGCGGCTGGCAAGTGCATACCTCAGCATTCAAGGTCTCAAAAAAGCCGTTGATCTGTCTGATAGCTTGGTCTCCATGCGTGCCCGTCTCGACCGCATGAACGACGGTCTGCAAACCACGCAGGAACTGGAAACAATGATCTACCAGTCGGCCCAGCGTTCCAGGGGCAGCTTCACTGACACGATGGGGCTGGTCTCCCAGCTGGGCACGATGGCCGGGGATGCGTTCAACAGTTCTAAAGAGATCGTGCAGTTCGCAGAGCAGCTGAACAAGCAGCTGGCCCTTTCCGGCGCGTCCGGTTCGTCTGCGCAGGCCGCGATCCTTCAGCTGGAACAGGGCCTTGCATCCGGCGTTCTGCGCGGCGACGAGCTGAACAGCGTCATGGAACAGGCCCCAGCCCTTGCAAAGTCCATTGCGGACTATATGCAGGTCAGCGTGGGCAAGCTGCGCGAGATGGGCTCTCAGGGCCAGATCACTGCCGACATCGTGAAAAACGCTCTGTTCGATGCAGCACAAAAGACAAACGAAGAGTTTGAAAAGACTCCGATGACCTGGGCGCAGGTCTGGACGGTGGCAAGCAATACCGCCGTCCGGGCACTTGACCCACTGCTGACGGCAATCAACTGGGTGGCAAACAATCTGGAAACCATCGGCCCGATTATTTTAAGCGTTGGAGCGGCTTTTGGTGTGTTCGAGACATTGACACATCTGACCCAGGCATGGACGGTTGCCATTACCGCAGCAAAAACGGCACTTGCTCTAATTGGGCCGCAGGGCTTTGCAATCGCCGCGCTGGCAGGAATTATCTATGGCGCATCTGGCTCCTTTATGGAGTTTGCAAGTTCTGCACAAAATGCGGCTGGCATGGTCTTTGGAAGTTTTGCCGCATTGGAGGCCTGGCTTTACAATTCGTTTGCCGTCCAACTGATGACAATGTTTGCAGCAGCAGGAAACTTTGTACGAAATGTGTTCAATGATCCGGTACAGTCCATCGAATATCTATTCTATGACCTTGAAATCTCCGTTCTGAAAGTATTCCGAAATATCGCCGATGGTGCCGGAAAACTGCTTGCCTTGATTCCAGGGTGGGAGAACAACATTGTAACAAACTTTGCAAGTTTTATTGATGAAAAAATTTCACGAACCTCTTATGATCTTCAGTATGCCAAGAGGGCTGGAGGCTATAAAACTTACTATAATGCTCCCAAAGAAATTGATTTGGGAAAAGCGTACCAGACCGGATATAATTTCGGTTCCAATCTGGATATCGCTGGCATTTTCGGAAAGACGGGCAATGTGGGAACCATTGAAATCCCGCAGGCGGCCAATATTACGGATTTGCTTTCCAACATCAACAAGAACACTGGGAAAATTGCCAAAACGGTGGATATGTCTGATGAGCAAATCAAAATGCTGGTAGATGTGGCAGAACGCAAGTACGTCAATAACTATAATCGAAGCGACCAAGTACAGCAGGTGTTCAATATCAACGGCCAGAATACCGGCAACACGAAGCAAGATGCTCAGGCAATTGCAGATATTTTGCGGGATAAGCTAGTTGATCTAATGAATGCAGGTAGTAACGTCACTGTTGGATAAAACGCACCTCAAATTTCATCATGGCGCTTCAAAGCGGCGGTAAAGCGCTGATAATCAAAACGCATCGTTTTAAGAAGTCGCAAAATTGCGCACTAAAAAATGGCCTCTGTTTTGCGGCTGAACACTTCAAATGTTGAAAAAAGTTGACCGAAAAAAGAGGTGCTGAAATGAAGGAAAATCGGCCAAATCAAACCGACCAGCAGGCCACAAACGCAGCCCTCGCAGCTCTGGCAGCCGCCGGGAACACCTTTGCTCTGGGCCAGCTGTGGGAAGTAAACAAGGGCTTTCTGCACCGGCTGTTCTGGCAATGGTACAGCAAAAACAAGGCCATTGCAGACAATGCAGGTTTGACGCTGGAAGATTTTGACCAGGAGGCATTCTTTGCCGTTCAGGCCGCTGCCATAGCCTACACCCCAGAGAAAGGCGCATTCACGACCCTGTTGTATTACTACGTGCAAAGTCAGATCAATAAGGCCGTATTCGGCGAACACCGGCGCAACATCACCACCGAGGACGGCAGGCGGGTGGCCGTGTCTGCCAACCCTCTGAACGACTGTACAAGCCTTGATGCACCCTTAGACGGTGAGGATAAGGGGAGCCGCACCAAAGGGGAGACCATCGAAGACCCGGCGGCTACACAGGCATTCCAGACCGCCGAGGATGATCTATACACCGAAGAGCTGCACAATGCCCTTGAAGACGCTATGACAAAGATCCTGACCGATCAGGAAGCCCACGTTTTGCGCCGCCGGTATTATGACAGTCAGACCTTGCGGGCCATCGGTGAAGAACTTGGAGTGCATTGTGAGCGAATCCGGCAAATAGAGCGGAAGGCTTGCCGGAAGCTGTCTGGCCTGTCCTCTATCCAACGTTGGCATGATGACGTAATCACAACGAGAGCGTGGCGCGGCACTGGCTGGAACGCATGGAGCCGCTACGGCAGCGTTCAGGAGCGCACCGCGGAATATCTGGAAGAGAAAGAAGAAGAACGCTTTAACTACTACGCATGGCGTGATCAGATGATCCGGGAACACTACGCAGACCTTGAAGCAGCTGGTTATTTTGACCGCCACCCGGAATGGCGGGCCAGCCTAGAACCCCGGACGGATTCCAAAGAATCCACCCCGCCCGGCGGCGAGGTGTAACACACTAGACTTTCACGGAAAGTCGTGTGCTCTTGCAGAGGGCCTAGCACCTGCAAGCAGTGTCTTTGTATGTACAAAGCCTCTTGCCTTGCAAGAACTTGTTGGGCAGCATCCCAAACCCTTTGACCGTGCAGCACCCGCCGGGCGCAGCGCTTCTGCTGTACAACAAAGCCCCCAGACCGCGACAGCGCGCGTCTGAGGGCTTTTCTTGTTGCTTGTGGATACTTTCCTTGCTGTGGCTCTATCCGTGCTCTGACAGCCCCGCCGCAGCCGTTACGCTGCACAGTCGGGGAAGTTCACAACAGTGATCTCCGCCACGGCCTTTTCGACCGTCTGCAAGATGTGTTCTATCTTCTCCACAGTGTCAGCTGACAGAACCGCCTCGCCGCACTGTTCGCACTTCAGGCAGGGCACGTTCTTAATCACCACAACACAATTCTTCAGCTGAACCGTGTGAATTGTCGTTCTAGGTTTCATTTCACCTTTGCAAAGTGGGCAAGTCATTTTAGAACGTCTTTCCCTTTGGCAAGTTTCTTTTCTTCAGACTTCAATCTGCGTTCCAGCTTTTTAATGTCCTCTTCTGGCGGAAGATCCTCAGGCCGAATACCACGATCTAGCAGCATCTTTCGGACACTGGTATTATTTTGAACATGCTCGCGGGTGATAGAATTTTCTCCCTGAAGGTCTTTTTGTTCAACATTCAGATTCGTCATTTCCGTTGCAAGATTCTTCGCCGCCAGTGTAACAGGCGGTAGAACGTCCGCAAGTGGCCCGCTCTTCACTCCATACTGCATCTTCATTTCTTCTGTTGTCCGCCCACCAAACAACGCACTGTCACCCTTTGAGCGAATCCGTGCAAAACCACGGTCATCTACACCGCGTTCATAGATATTTTGAGAAAGCCGCTTTTCAGAAGTGCGCAACTGCTGACGCTGCTGCACCCTATTCAAATCAGAAATGCGCTGTTCAAGCAGTTCCTGCTTACGTGTCTGTAAGGCAAAGTATGCCTGTGCAAAGGCAATTTCAGTTTTTTTGGGGTCGCCATTCTGAGCAATCAGATAACAGGCGTACCGAGTGAGCATATAATCGGAAACTTCACGATTTGCACCGCTACCGATTTGGACCATTTTCGTGACCTCACGAAAATGGTCTGCCACAACGCTTTCCGCCGTTTGGGCTGATGTCATGGCCTTTTTTATAGCCAACTCAAAGTTTTCCCAGCGTACATAGCCTAAAGCGCGTTGAAGTTCACGTGCATACCAAAATTCTATGCCATCTTCTGTTGTATGTACAATCCCATCAAAGACAGCTTTTAACTGTAGAACCTGATTAGAGTCCATCATTTTACACTTCCTTCCCTGTATCACAAGCCCAGCAGTTGGGCTTTCTTGGCGTTGTACTCCGCTTCCGTAATGGCTCCCATATCCAGCAGCTGCTTAAACTTCAAAAGCTCGTCAGCAACGCTGGATGCAGCTGAAGCGGCGACCTGTGGCTTCTCTTGGCTGACTTTGCATCTCTTGAGAAAAGCGGTCATGCCGCCGGGATAAACCGTTGTCGGCAGACTGGTTTCTCCAAGAGGGAGCGTAAAACGGATGGACACGTTTTCTTTGCTGCGGCTGCCTTTGCGGGTCTCTGTTTTGGCGGTGGCAGCACCCACAATCGCACCCACAGGACCGGCAACGGCTGCACCGATCACGGCCCGACCAATGCCGCCTTTGGTCTCTGTCACCGTCAAATCGTCTGGCGCGTCAGATTCGTAACCGGCGACTTCATCAAAGCTGTAGATCATGCGAGGGCCTTTATCACCGCCGCGGTGCCCAAAACAAAACAGCCGGTTGGTTTTGTCAATGGACACAAAGAGCGCGTCACCATCATAGATGGAATCGGTTTCTTTGAACACCTTCCGACGCTGTTCTAGTGTAGCCCAGTAAGCCGCAAGAACATCTGTCGGTTGCTTTGCAGCCCGGATGCCCAATTTTGAAAAGAAGAAGTTACTGCATCCGGCGCAGATCAGGCCGCCAGCGCTCTTCTCCCTGTTCAGCAAGCCCAGCTTGCCGCCGCATATGGGGCAGATATTCGCCATGATTACACCTCACTCTTTTCTACTTCCCCGGCGGTGTCCTTTGTAAGCACATCTGCCACTTCCGGGCAATGGGGCAGGACAAGATCAAGACAAAACCGCTGGACACTCTTGCCAGCATCTGCGGCTGCCTTGCGAATACGTGCGCCGTCTTCCTTAGTCGGGCGCAGCATGATATTGTCCTGACGGCGGTTATAAGCTGCGTTTGACTTTTTCTTTGCTTCACTGATAGGCATTTTATCACCTCTTTATGATGATTATACCACAAAGCGTGCGGCACGTCAACGTGTACAATATGAATGATTCTCGAACGTTAACGTTATGCAATTTGTCAATAGATGAAAGCACGTTAATGTGCTATAATAAAGACACAGCAAGGGAAGCACGACCGGAAGGCAAGGGGCGAAGGATGTACCGGGAGCGCAAGAGCAGAACGCCAGCTAAGACAGTAACCCACTTCCTGATAAGCTGTATAAAAGAAAATGGCGCGGTGCCAGCTACCAACTACACACCACGCCAAACCCACAACAGGGTCAAGCCGATTATAACAAGGCTGACCCGCAAAGTAAAGCGGAGGTCTTAAAATGAAGTACAATCTTTCCGAGATCATGCACAAGGCATGGAAGCTGTACCGCAAGGGCGTGAGCAGCTTTGCTGAAGCCCTGCACCGGGCATGGAACAGCGCAAAGGCCGCCCCGGTCAACGCCCAGCGCATCGAGGAAGCTCAGCAGGCCGCCGGGATCACCGAGCCTGTGAACACTTGGGCAGGCTGGAAAGCTGCCGGATGCATGGTAGAGCACGGTGCAAAGGCCTTGTTTCAGGCGGTGCTGATCCACAGTAGCAGGGGAGACGGCCAGACCTACCGGGCATCGTTCTTTGGTGCATCGCAGGTGAAGCCGCTGGAAGCCCAGTAACACAGTCAGCGGATCCCCCGGCGGGAAGATGGAAGCCCGCCGGGTAGAGCGGGGCACAATCCAGCCCCAGATAGGAGAGTTGAGGTATGAACGATATTCGTGCTATGATTCGAGAACGCGGTCTGAAGCAGGAGAACGTGGCAAGAGCGTTGCAGATCGCCACTAACACGCTGAATAAGAAGCTGAACGGGGAAACCGAGTTCCGGCTTTGCGAGGCCAAGACACTGGCAGCTCTGCTTGACACCAGCGTGGACGCCCTGTTCTTTGGCGATCTGGGCGACCAGAAGGAGAACATGATCGACGCAATCAACACCCGTTTGCAGAAGGCGGCACCGGACAAAGTGCAGTTGGTGTGGATCTTCGCAAGCGGCATTATCAGAGCCTGAAGGGGGGACAAGATAATGATCCTGACTGCAAAGCAAGTGGAAGCGTTGGACGTGGGAACCACGATGGGGCATCTGGCCGATCTGAAGAACCTTCTCTTTATCATGGACAGCTGGATGTGCACCCGCGGGAAGGTGGATGAACTCAAGCGGGAAGTTGATTGTAGTGAGTACGATTTGGAAGCCCTCTGGCGTGAGCTGCCCATGTACTACACGCTTCTGTGGAGCATCATCGAAGCCATTGACAAGTCACAAGCTGAACTGCTTGACACAGCAAAGACACTGGATGCACTGAACATCCTGAAAGGGTACTGAACCCCATATAGCACAAGAGCCCGCCCGGCTACAACACCGGACAGGCTTTTTTGCTATCAAACAGGCGGTAAACAGGCACAAAACCGCCCCGCCGGGCATCCAGCATAAGGCACTCTGTAAGGCACACGGCAAGGCATTTTTTGAGCCGTAAGGCACAAACGAGGCACTTTCCAGCCCTTTTGAAGCCTATGTAAAGCAAGAAATCCCACGATTTACACCGTATTTTCAACGGTCAATCGTGGGATTCTACTTGGTGCAGTAAAGCAATCCAAATCCGAACCATTTTCCTTTGATGCGGCTTGGGCCGCTTCCTCAAACGTGATGGTCTGTGTACCTTCTTTATAGTTAAAGGTTATCAAAACCTTATCATCGTACAGATAAATCGAATTGATGAACGTATCCACCAACGCTTGCCTCTGGTCTTTCAGGCTCATGTCCAGTTTACGGAAGCGCATCAGCCAGAAACGGATAAATTCCTCTTTGATTTTTGGCTTTGCCAGCTTTTCTTCCGCAATGCGGGCTTCAAGCTCACGCTTGGTTTCTTCGAGCTGTTCCAACCGTTCCTTGGTGGAACTGGTGAGGATTCCGGCCTGAATCGCGTTGAGCATATTCTGGATACCTGATTCCGCATCCCTGAGCTGCTTCTCATAGAGGGGAAGGTTGGTGTTCTCCCGGTCTTGCAGTTCCATGACTTTGGCGATGATGGATTCCATGGCGGCATCGTCCCGGACAAGCTGCATGGTCTGGTTGACCACCAGATCTTCCAGCCACTGTTTGCGGACGGTTTTCTTCTTGCAGCCCTTCTTCTTTTTGGCAGTGGCACATTTATAGTAGCGGTGGACTTCTCCCGTCCGGCTCGTACCGCTTTCGCCAAACATCAGCGCACCGCAGCAGCCACAGTGCAGCTTGGTTGTCAGCAGGTAATCGTCCTCTGCCTTTCTCCGGGCAGGGGCTTTCTTGTTTTTGGCAATCTTTTCCTGCACATCATCGAACAGTTCCAGCGGCACGATGGGCGGAATCGCATCCGGCACGACCACATCCCGGAATTTCAGTTCTCCGATATAACGCCGGTTTTTGAGCATGTGCTCCACGCTGTTGTAAGTAAATTCGCCTCCGACCGGGTTCTTGATGCCGTTTTCATTCAACCAGTCCCGAATCTCTTTCATCGTAAGGCCATCCCGATACTTCGTGAACGATTCCAGCACGAAAGGGGAGGCAAGCGGGTCGATGTGAAATTTCCGCTCGGAATCCAGCGTATATCCAAACGTTCCACGACCACCGTTGCAGCGGCCTTTCAGGATGTTCTCTGTCTGTCCACGGACAACCTTTTCGGCAAGGTCGGCAGAGTAGTATTCTGCATAGCCCTCCAGAACCGATTCCAGAATGATACCCTCTGGCCCCTCGGAGATGATCTCCGTAGCTGACATGAGCTTGACACCGTTCTTCTTCAGCTGGGTTTTATACCGGGCACTATCGTAGCGATTCCGGGCAAAACGGTCAAGTTTCCAGACCAGTACAATATCAAACAGCTTCTTGTCGCTGTCCTTGATCATCTGCTGAAACTGCGGGCGGTTGTCCGTCTTAGCAGAGATGGCACGGTCAATGTAGTGCTTGACGATAGTGATGCCATTTTTCTCGGCATACGCCGTACATTCACGAATCTGACCCTCAATGGATTCTTCGCGCTGGTTATCACTGGAATAGCGGGCGTAAATCACGGCGGTCATGGCGGACACCTCTCATTCCACATCATTGAACGGTGAAACGTTCTTTCAAAGCATTGTTTCGTATAATGTATATACCATGTTTTGATGGAGAAATCAAGACTTTTTATTATCTTCAGTTTTTCTTTTTGAACAATTGACCCAACAGCCACCCCTCTCGTTGAAATGAGGTGACTGTTGGGCCGACTTGCTCGGATTCCTTTATTCTTCGTTTAGCTGGACGATGGTATTATAAAAGATTTTGTTTGGAATAACGACTTGAAGAACACCCTTTTTCAAAAGTGCTTCTATGCGTTTCATGACATACCAGTCACTTACCGGCGCAGAAATCGCTTTTAATGCGTCTGCGGTAAGTTCACCAACCGAAATAGGAATTCTCGATACTAAACTAATAATTCTCTGGTCGAAATAATCTATGTTAACGCTTTTAACATCGTTCGCATGCCAAATACGCATGGAGGTGTTTTCGTTTAATAACTTTCCCCATCTTTTGGCATACTCGGTAATAGTTTCTTCCGTCAAATACTTTTGTGAGATCTTATCGGTTTTCCCTTCCATAAATTCTTTCAGACCTTCTCTGGATGCAAGCAAAATTCTATTTGTACCATACTTTGCTGCATAGTAACAAATATAATAAATGCCGCACCAACAATCGGCAGAACTCCTGACCCAAACACGCAGTGGCTTATGATTTATCATATCACATTGAACCGCATTCGCTGTACCATGATATTTCGACCACAGTTGTCTAGCTTCAATTTGGCTGTCAGGATAATATTCTGAAAGGCAATTCACGAATTGTTTGCAACGATATTCTGAATCGCAAGCATATTGAAGTTCTCCCATTGATAACATAAACGGAAACAACTTTACACTTTCGACGATGCCTAAAGCTGCTAACATATTGACATCACTGGGTTCAAAAACAATTTCATCCATAGCTGGTCAGAATCATAATTTCGGGATAGTGACTTGTGTAGTTGCACTCCAATAGATTGGTTTGCTTGAGCCAACCACTCCAAAATAACACCCAACGCTGCAATCAAGATAAGTTCCAACATCATAGAAGTCATATGTATAGGTTGTATTATATATACTTTGTTCTGGAACTAGTGCTGTCGTTGAAAATGGGCAGCTTCGTTCGATGTTATCGGAATAGCTCGTGTAGTAATCCGTTCCTGAAACATTTTTTATTAAATCCGGGCCAATACCGACGGTAGTTCCACTCATATAAAAGCCCAATCCATTGGCCTTTGTATAAAGAACTCTCCATGTTCCATCAATATACGATACAACTCTTGAGCCGTCTGTATTAGAAACAGGAACGCGCATTGGAACCTCGGCCAAAACATAAAATCCGAGATTCTCTTGTTCTTGCACAGAAAGATTGAGAAGTTCTTCTATCGAATAATCATCGATCTTTCTCTTATTTCCAGTTGCAAATGCTGGCTGAATGGTCAGGAGAAATAAAACCGTGACTAATAGAATGGAAATCAGCCGTTTGATTTTGTTAGTCATAGTATACTGCCTCCTAATTTATTTTTTTCTTCACTCAATACACTAAAGCTCCATTGGAATCACCTTCATTAAATTTTCCCCTTCAGGTGTATACTCCTCGGCAAATAAATGTGAACCATACAAATGCTGAAACTACTAGAATACTGTTGGAATAGAAAATATTGTGACCTTACACTGCTTTGGGTGATTACTTTGCTTTCCTTCATTGAATAGCTAGAACAACAGCTACTATCAAGAACAAAGTTGAAAGCCCAAGCTGAACCCATGCAATTTTTTCGTTTTCGGCATTGTTACAGCCTTTGGAGGATACTGCCACTTGGATATAATGCACTGCTACGATTCCATATGAGAAAAACAAAGAAGCCCAAGCATAAGGTACTGCGCTTTTATCTGTCAATCGGACAAGATTACTAGTCCATACTGAAATGCAGCCCCAAAGAGCAAAAGGAGCAATAAGAAAAAAGTTGCTTTTGCCTTTTTTCATTCTTAGCCTCCCACAGCTTGATGGTACGATTTTGTAGTATCCATAAGGTGTCCACCGGAATCATACGAATACAAAATATCATGATAGCAATGGGTAATGTCTATCATATGAGTTTAGTTGCGATCAAGCGATTCAGGGACATCCGGCTGATACGCTGTAAAGCAGCAGGTGCTATTCACACTTAAGACTGCAATCGCCATTGCAAAAGCACATGTAATTTTACTCAGGAAAAAAATCAGTTTTTGTGAATTCTGTTTCATATTGTCCTCCACATTACATAGAATACGTTACATCGACTTCATTGTTTGTTCCGCGAGGAGTTCCCTTCAGCCAGCAAGTATGAGAAGCAATACCATTATAAGCGTTACTGGTAAAGGTGAGTTTTGCCGAACTGGAGTTATACGTCAAACTTGCATCACTATATGTGGAACCCAAAGTTGTAATCGAATAGTCCCATGCATTTGTGACTTTGTTATTCGTCACTGTCATATAAAAATATGCATGAATCACCACTCCCTTATACGAAACCTTCCAAGAATTCGACGATTTCGCTACACGAGAAATTGAATTGTCCACTGACTCGATAGTAATAGTTGCTGGATCACCATTACTGTCAACTACCGCAATTGCGAGCTTCTCGTTTGCCTTCAGTTGATCGAGATTGCTAAAAGTAACAACATTGTTCTTAACGGTAGCTTTCGGTGAATTCGATTCAGCGAAGGCAGACTGAACGCCAAACGACATTACAACCGCAATAAAAAGCAGACTCGCCGTAAGTTTTTTGATGAATTTTCTTGTACTCATGATCACATTTTCCTTTCCTTATTTTGATTTGATTGCTTTTACGACTAAATAAATGACCAGTATGCCGATGCAGAGCGAAATAATTGTCAATGCCTCTGCCGTTGCATTAAGGCAAGCACCAATAAAATAAACCAATACCAAAAATGCAACAAAAGCGATAAGAAGCAGCACCCATTTGTTTTTTTTCATGTTATCACCTCCCTATCTACAAAAGTTGGCATTAAATTTTTGTTGAACCAAAGGAATTGTTGAGAATACAATCAATACCCATTTGGAGAGATAGTAGCAAACTACATGACGTGTATACGGAAGCACATTAAAAATGGCAAGCAGGAAATCTATTGACGAAAGAACAGATGCGACCATCTTGTAACTTGACCGCTTCTTTTCACTTAAAGGCTTATTCTTTGCTTCGATAGGTGAGAGAAAGATAGAGATGCCCAAAAGAGCTACTGTTGTCAGGATACGGAAAAGGTGATTTGCTGCGATTGCCTTACTTAGCAAAATGCAGATAAGTGCCAGTCCGGAGAATGCCAAATAGCATCTGGTGTGCGATGTTGCATGGTATCCGCCAATGTAGATTCGCTGTGGGATAAACCCAATCAAAAATGAAAGTGCGTACCGCACATCACCACACACAACAGCGATTAAAACAACAAGCAGAACGCTCACAACAGATGATATGAGCAACTCGTACCCATAGACATACGCATCCGCCTTTGCTTCATCTATCACTTTTTGCTCGCAGAAAAGACGGACTGATTTTTGAGACAGCGTGCGTTCCCACATTGCAGTTGCGCCACCTTATCTTCTGATTTTTGCTTCACTGTATCATAAATTTCAGCAAAATCAAGAGGTTTGGCAAAACTGGTCGTTCTGGTGACAAAAGTGGTAGGTCAGGCTACTTGTAAGGAGCCTTTGCACAGTCTATAATAGTAGCAGGACATTATTTTGTGGAGGTTGTCGAAATGCTGAAGTACCACGTTGCAGTCTGCGATGATGAGAAATCAGACCTTGATGGCATTGTTCAAAGCGTCCAGCAGTACGATGTGCAAGGCTGCTTTGACATTGAAACTTACATGGATGGAAACGAACTTCTGAGCGAATTGCAAATGCAGAAGAAATCCTTTGATCTGCTTCTTCTCGATATCGAGATGCCATCCAACGGTTTTCAGCTGGCGCAGTCTTTGATTCAGATGGAGAAGCATCCTTTGGTGGTATTTGTCACGAAGCGGCATGAGTACGCTGTGCAGGGATATGGCATTGCATTCCGCTACCTTGTCAAACCTTTGGATCAGACGCTGTTCGCTGCGGCAATGGATGCCGTCCTTCAGGAACTGAACTCCAAACATTTCACGATCGAATACGATGGTGTTACCATGTCCTTGGAAACATCGGACATTTACTTTCTGGAAAGCCACGGACATAAAGTTCTGATTCACTGCAAGGAGCAAGACCTTACATTGCGAATGAGCATTCCTGAAGCCTTGGAGCAGCTTCCCAAACGGTGCTTTGTGTCACCACACAAAAGTTATCTCGTCAACATGGAACACATTGTTTACGCTACGGGAACCGCTGTTTTTCTTTCCAGCGGACATCAGCTGCCGATCAGCAGGAGGAAGCGTCAGGAGTTCAATCAGATCTTCAACGCTTATTTGGGAAGATGATGCTTTATTATTTCGTTGAGTTTGCAGGGAGCTTTGCCAACATTGCCCTGTTGCTGCTTTTTATCGGTCGGCTGTTTCCCAAAAAGGAGCCCGTCTCAAGGTGGTTCTATGCCTATGTTGCACTCTTGATTGCTGGGCAGTGTGCTTTGAGTTTATTCCCGGATTGGGTGACGCAGCGCACGATCTATCTTTTAGTTGGCGGATTTTTCCTTGCATTGCTGTTCTATGAGGTTCGACCGTGGCAGGCGGTTTTTGCAAGCGGAGCTTTCTTCACACTGATTGCTTTGGTGGAAGTGCTTGCAATGCTTCTGATTGGGCTGCGTATCCCGGATACCGACATTCTAATGCAGGCTGGGGCAGCACGGTTGGTCTATGTTGTTTTTTCAAACCTGATTCAAATTCCACTCGTAGTCCTGATCTCACATTTTTTCAGCCGAAAAGGAAATGCTCTGCGTATCCTATGGCTGCTGCCGATCATTGCGATTCAAATCGCAAGTATTGCTGTCTGTTATGTGGCACAGTATCATGCTGCGGATGAGTATTTCCCGGATTATATGGTCGGTCTTATGGCGGTGCTTCTCCTTATAAACATCCTGATCGTGTTCTATGTGGAAGCTCTCCGGGAAAATGAA